CCGATCTACTCTTTCTAACTACGGGTAAAAAAATCGGTGGAGGGGTAAAAGGCGATATGAACATTATCGACAAGAAAATAAGTGAGTTAAAGCCATATGAAAAGAACCCAAGAAAGAATGATGCCGCAGTGTCTGCGGTAGCAAATTCGATTCGGAAATTTGGCTTTAAAGTCCCTGTTGTAATTGACAAGGACGGAGTGATTGTTACAGGACACACTCGGTACAAGGCGGCGTTATCATTGGGATTGCAAAAAATCCCCTGTGTAGTTGCGGATGATTTGACAAGTGAACAAGTAAAGGCGTTTAGGCTGGTTGACAACAAGGTTGGCGAGATTGCAGAGTGGGATGTTAACATGCTAGAAGCGGAGTTGTCCGAGATCGAAGATGTTGACATGGGGCTTTTTAGCTTTGATGTCGATACAATCAGCGACGCCGATTTCGGCGAAGATTTCTCACTTCCTGACGGCGAAAAACCGGAGATTTGCACAATGTCCTTTACACTGCATCAAAAGCAAAAGGAACTCGTAGAGTATGCACTTGGCGTTGTACAGGACGACGTGACAGAAACTTTTGGAAACTCAAACAAGAACGGAAATGCATTGTACGAGGTGATTAGACAATGGGCAGAGCAAAGGAAATCACTCTAAAAGTGATTCCGGGAAAGATCGCAAAGCCATATATTGAAAAGCATCATTATAGCAAAAAAGCTGTCAATAATAGCTGCCTGCATTTTGGCGCATTTTTAGATGGAAATTTACATGGGGTCCTTTCCTACGGTCCGAGTCTAGACAAATCAAAAATTATAACACTTGTTGACGGGACCGGGTGGAACAATTTCTTGGAATTAAACCGAATGGCGTTTGACGACTACCTTCCACGAAACAGTGAAAGTTATTGTATCGGGAAAAGCATTCGCATGATTCGAAAAAATGCCCCGCAAATCAAATGGATTATTTCGTTTGCCGACGGCTGCTCTTGCGGGGATGGGACTATATACAGGGCTTCAAATTTTATCCTAACCGGAATCAAGAAGAACAGCAACTTGTGTATGCTACCGACCGGCGAAAAAATACACAAGATGACCTTGGAGAGCAATCCGACAGCACCAAGAAAGGAACTGGGCGGAATGTCGTACTTCCAGCTGACCGGCGGAACATATAATTTTAAAAAATATGTCGAACAAGTCGGCGGAACTATTTTGACCGGATATCAGCTAAGGTATATTTATTTTATCGATAAATCATATCGTGATCGGCTAACTGTTCCGGAAATTCCGTTTTCAAAAATTGATGAAATTGGCGCAGGAATGTATCTGGGAGAAAAAATGTCAATGGCGGAAAGACACATAGACAAATAGCGAGTGGAGGGAGATTGAAATGAAAAAAGCTGCATGGCGGAATCGAATCAAAAAAGCCTGTCAAGCAGCAGGAACATATCGGGAATATTTTGACACTGTAATTGATACGTTAGCAGATATCTTGGAAAAAAGGGACAATGCGCAAGAAATTTTTAAAAAATCTGGCGGAAATACAATTGTGAAGCACGTCAACAAGGGTGGGGGAACATTTATTGAAAAAAATCCTGCACTTGTAATTATTGACGACCTGAACCGCACTGCTTTGACATATTGGCGTGACCTTGGCTTAACTCCAAAGGGACTAAAGGCGATTGATGATAAATCAATGAAGCCACAGAAGCCAGATGTTTTGGCGGAGGTGCTAAGAGAACTTGGCGACTAAAAGCTTCAAGCAGATCGCAATCCAATATGCCCAGGATGTCGTAAACGGAAAAATTATTGCCGGAAATAATGTCAAAGAATGCAAACGGTTTCTGGATGACTTGCAACGGGAAGACCTTGAACTGCACACCAAAGAGCCTGATCTTGTATGCAATATCATAGAGAGATTTATGGTGCACAAGCAGGGCGAAAACATCAAAGGCGAACCGCTGATGAATACGCCAATGCTGTTGCAGCCGTGGCAGGTCTTTTGTGTGTACAACCTGATTGGTTTTTACTATGCCGGGACAAAAGAACGGCGCTACAAAGAAGCGTTTATCTTTATCCCTCGGAAATCTGGTAAGACCATGTTCATTGCCGCCCTCTCTTTTGCACTGGCAATTTTGGAGCGGCGGTCTGGCTCCATCATCTACATTGTTGCCGCTTCTCAAAAGCAGGCGTGCGAATCGTTTAATGACATCCTGTATACGCTTCGTTATCGGGGTATGATTGATGATTTCAGAGTCTTAAACAACAATGCGGAGCACTCAATCAGCTATCAATTCACGGATGCGGATGGAAAACCGGACGGCTCCGTCCACATCGAAGCACTTGCCAGCAATCCGGATGCGCAGGATTCCTTTAACTGCAATATCGCCATTGCTGACGAGGTTCACGCTTTTAAAAAATCCGCACAGTACAATCGCTTTAAAGAGGCAATGAAAGCATATACCAATAAGCTGATGATCGGCATCACAACAGCCGGCGACAACATCAACAGCTTTTGTTATCGGCGTTTGGAATATGCCAAAAAGGTACTAAACGGCACAGTCAAGGATGACACGCTGTTTTGCTTTGTGTCACAGGCTGACCAAGACGACAAGGGACAGGTAGACTATACCTCCCCAATACAGCATGAAAAAGCCAACCCCTCTTATGGTGTGACGATCAGACCGGCGGACATGTTGCAAGAGTCTATCCAAGCACAAAACGACCCGCAGCAGCGCAAGGACTTTTTGAGCCGGTCGCTGAACATCTACACCAGCGCTATGAAAGCGTACTTTGATCTCGCAGAGTTTAGGGCATCCGATCAGAAATACAACTGGTCATTGAATGAACTCCTGAAACTGCCGATTGACTGGTACGGCGGAGCGGATTTGTCCAGAATGTACGACTTGACAGCCGGCGCACTATATGGACATTATGCCAAAGAAGATGTGGACATCATCATCACACATGCTTTTTTCCCTGTCGTCATGGCGGCGAAAAAGGCAGACGAAGACGACATCCCGCTATTTGGCTGGGCAGATGATGGACTTTTGACCATGTGCAACAGTCCGACAGTAAATTCTGCGGACGTGGTAAACTGGTTTGTTGCCATGCGAGGGCGTGGCTTTAAGATCAAACAAGTGGGACATGATCGAAAATTTGCACGTGAATACTTTTTGGGTATGAAGCAAGCAAAATTCAACGTCATTGACCAGCCACAGTATTACTACCTGAAATCAGAGGGCTTCCGGCACATCGAGCAACGTGCCAAAGACGGAAAACTATATTATTTGCATAGCGAGGCATACGAGTATTGCGTAGAAAATGTGTCTGCGGTAGAAAAGACCGATGACATGGTGCAGTATGAGAAGATCGCAAAGACAAGCCGAATCGACTTGTTTGACGCAAGCGTTTTTGCATGCATCCGCTATCTGCAAAACATGGAAAAGAAGCAAAAGGCAAAGGATTGGTGGGGCTAAACATGATTTTTGACAGAATCCGAAAGAAGCAGACAAGGAACAAGTCGCCGGTCGGCTTTTTGGTCACAGATGAGGCGGCTGAAACGCTTTGCGTGCCAGGATATACAACGCTGGATAGATGTCCAGAGGTTGTCGCCGGATGCCGCCGAATTGCAGAGCTGATCGGCTCCCTGACCATACACCTGATGGCAAACACGGAAAAGGGCGATAAACGCATTGTAAATATGCTGAGCCGTAAGCTGGACATCGACCCGACACCAAACATGACACGGAAAACCTGGATTGAAGCAATAGTAATGAATCTGTTGCTGTATGGCAAAGGGAATAGTATTGTGAAAATCCACACACAAAACGGATATTTGCAAGACCTTGAACCGATTGAGGCAAGCAGGGTATCTATTCCGGAAACCAGAACTTATGAAGTCAGAATTGATGGAATACCATACGGTCGGGATGAAATCATGCACTTTGTGTACAATCCAGACCCACATTGTTTGTGGAGGGGGCAAGGCTTACAAGTCCCGCTGATGCCAATTGTCAACAATCTTAAACAGGCGGCGGCAACTGAAAAGGCGTTTTTGTCCAGCAAGTGGAAGCCCTCCGTGATTGTCAAGGTAGATGCGTTGACCGAAGAGTTTTCCAACATTGCCGGGCGAAAAAAATTACTGCAAGATTATGTGGAGTCCAGCGATGCCGGCGAACCGTGGCTGATTCCTGCGGAACAGTTTGACGTGCAGCAAGTCAAGCCGCTGTCTTTGTCTGACCTCGCAATCAATGACAGCGTGCAGCTAAACCGTCGAATGGTTGCTGCAATTATCGGCGTACCGCCGTTTTTGCTTGGTGTGGGCGATTATAATCAAAATGAATGGAATGCCTTTATCAACAACAAAGTCCGAAATATCGTCATCGGCTTGCAGCAAGAAATCACACGTGCAGTGATTACCTCGCCGGATATGTATGTGCGCTTTAACGTCCTGTCCCTGTATGACTGGGATATCAAGACACTTGCAGACGTATTCGGCGGCTTGTCAGACCGTGGATTTGTGGACGGCAACGAGGTACGGGACAGATTGGGCTTATCCCCACGGGACGGATTGGACGAACTGAGAGTGCTGGAAAACTATATCCCATATGAGATGTCAGCATATCAGAAGAAGCTAATACAGGGAGGTGGAACAAAAGATGAAAATGGAACGGAATAAGGTCATGTATCGTACCATGCAAGCCGCATTTGCGACCAGAGACGGCGAAACAGAAGATGCCCCGGTGATCGAGGGATATTTTGCAGTATTTGACTCCAATTATGACATGGGCTATGGCATGAGCGAGAGCATTGCACCGGGCGCATTTACAGAGGCGCTCTCCGGAGATGTACGTGCATTGATTGACCATGACACCCGGCTGGTTTTGGGGCGGACAACCGCACACACGCTGGAACTGCGGGAGGATTCACACGGACTGTGGGGTAAAATCTATATCAACCCACGAGACAGCGAGGCAATGAACCTCTATGAGCGTGTAAAGCGTGGCGATGTGTCACAGTGCAGCTTTGGATTTGAAATCCTCAGCGAGGAAACATCGTTTCCTGCGGACGGTCAAATCCATTGGCGCATCAAAAAGGTGCAGCTGTACGAGGTATCGTGCTGCACATATCCTGCATATGAGGAGACCGATATATCTGCCCGCCGAAAGGACAAAGAGCAAATCGAAAAACGAAAAGCGGAGGCGTGGAAGTCCTCGCTTCTGGAAAAGCTGAAAGGAGAAAAGAAAGCATGCTGAAAGCACTGATGCTGCGAAAGAAAATCGACGACAAGAAAAAGACACTTGCTGAACTCCGTGCAACCGCATCCGAACTGGAAAAGCGGGAAAAGGAACTGGAAACAGATATCAACGATGCAAAAACCGAGGAAGAGCGGGAAGCCGTTGAGAGTGCTGTTACTCAGTACGAGCAGGACAAGGCAGCGAATGAAAAGAAAATCGGTGATCTGGAAACAGAAATCACCGGCATGGAGCAGGAGTTAGAAGAGATCGAAAAGAAGCAGGACGCACCGGCTACCGGTGCAGCCGATGACATCACTGACACCACGGAACTCAGAAAGGAGAAAAAAACCATGAAAGTAAGACTGAAATTTTTTGGTATGAACGCACAGGAGCGGGATGCCTTTTTTGCCAATGAAGCCGTGAAAACATGGCTGGAACGTGTCCGTGAAATGGGCAAGAGCAATCGTTCCATCACCGGTGCGGAGCTGCTGATTCCGGAGGTTGCGCTTGATTTGGTCAAGGAAACCGTGCTGAAATACTCCAAGCTGTACCAGCATGTAAGCGTCAAGCCTGTGCCCGGCAAGGCACGCCAGAATGTTATGGGCGCAATTCCCGAAGCGGTCTGGACAGAAATGTGCGGTGTGCTGAATGAACTGAACCTTAGCTTTAACAATGTTGAAGTAGACGGTTACAAGGTGGGCGGCTATGTTGCAATCTGTAATGCAGTATTGGAGGACTCCGACATTGCACTTGCAACCGAGATCATCTCTGCACTTGGTCAGGCAATCGGCTACGCTCTGGACAAGGCAATCCTGTACGGCAAGGGAACGAAGATGCCTCTTGGCATTGTTACCCGTCTGGTACAGACTGCCAAGCCGTCCGACTACTCCACAACTGCCAGAGCATGGGAAGACCTGTCCTCTACCAACGTGATTGCAATCACCGGAAAGACAGACGCTGCCCTGTTTAAGGAGCTTGTCCTTGCATCCGGCAACGCAAAGGCAGATTACAGCCACGGCGAAATGTTTTGGGCAATGAACGAAAAGACCTTTACCAAGCTGGTTGCCAATGCACTGTCTATCAATGCAGCTGGTGCAATTGTTACTGGTCAGAGCGGAACCATGCCGGTGATCGGCGGCACAATCGAAAAGCTGTCCTTTATCCCGGATGATGTCATCATTGGCGGCTACGGAGACCTGTATCTGCTGGCAGAGCGTGCAGGCACTGCACTGGCGCAGTCCGAGCATGTCCGCTTTATCGAAGACCAGACTGTTTTCCGTGGCACTGCACGTTATGACGGTATGCCGGTAATTGCTGAGGGCTTTGTTGCAATCGGCATCAATGGAACAAAGCCGACCGCTACCATGACCTTTGCGGAAGACGTTGCCAACAAGGCAGACAGCAAGGAGTAATTGACGCATGGTTACAACGGATTTGCTGGCAATGCTAAAGGTGGATTTGGGGATTGCTGCAAATGTGTACAATGACCGGTTAACAGAATATCTGAATGCTGCAAGCGCCAACATCACTCGTGAGGGTGTCAAGTTGGAGGACACGGTAGAAGATAATCAGCTGATCGTACAGTATGCGGCGTGGTTGTGGCGCAGCCGTGAGAACGGCGATGCAATGCCACGCATGTTGCGGTATTGCCTGAATAACCGCCTTTTTGACCAAAAAATGAGGGAGATCAAAGATGGATGATGTTGTAACCTTGATAAAGCGTAAATACCAAAATGATGATTTTGGTGTGCTGCAAGTCGTCGATGAACAACGTCGAGAGGTGATGTGCAGCGTGCAATCTGCCAATCGTGCCGAGTTTTTTGCCGGCATGCAAGCTGGATTGCGCCCCGAGTATATGATGTATATCCATCCTGTTGAATACCAAGGTGAAACGATTGCAGAGTACAGGGGCAGGCAGTATGCTGTCTATCGGGTATACCGTAAGGCGGCAGATTGCATGGAGCTGTATTTGCAGCAGGAAGTGGGCGTACAGAATGACATATGCAGAACTCAATGCAATGATTAAACGTATGGGGCTGCCTGTCACCTATCATCACTGGCAGTCCGGACACGTCCCGCCGCTGCCGTATCTGGTCTATTGGTGTGACGAGCAGCGCTATTTTACGGCAGACAACGTAATATATGAAAAGATCGTCAGTGTCCAGCTAGAGCTGTACAGCGACCGCAAAAATTTTGCGGCAGAGGAACAGGTGGAACGAATCCTTGATGAAAACGAAATCGTATATGATAAATACGAAGAATACATCGAATCCGAAAGATTGCTGGAACAGGTCTATGAATTTGAGGTGCTTTTGGAGGTGACGGAAAATGAGTGGCAAGGTAAATGTTAACCAGATGGCAAGCGAGATCATGAGAGGATTGCAGGAATACGCTGACCTCTCCACGGAGGACATGAAAAAGGCAGTCCGCAAGACCGCAAACACGGTCAAAAGAGAAATCTCAGAGAATGCGCCAAAAGATACTGGAAAGTATGCGAAAAGCTGGGCAATCAAAAGGACCGAGGAAATCAGCCACCGGCTTGTGATTACCGTACACTCCAAAAAGCAGTATCGCCTTGCGCATCTGTTGGAGCATGGTCACGTCCTGCGGGGCGGCGGGAGATCAACGACCGCAAAACCGCACATCAAACCGGCAGAGGAACACGGCGAGGAACTCCTGACAGAGTTGATCGAAAAAGCAATGAAACAGTAGAAAGGAAGTTTTACAATGGCACTTGGAAAGAACAAGGTCAAGTTTGGTTTGAAAAACGTACACTGGGCAAAAATCACAGGTTATGATGAAAACGAAATGCCGATTTATGGCGAAGTGAAGCGTCTGCCCGGTGCCGTGAATTTGTCGCTGGATGCCAATGGCGACAACGAGAACTTTTATGCGGACGATGGCGTATACTACGTGATGTCCAATAACTCCGGCTATGATGGTGATTTGGAAATTGCTCTGATCACCACGGAATTTGCAACCGAAATCCTCGGTGAAAAGCTGGATGCGAAGGGCGTACTGGTAGAATCTACGGATGCGGAAACAGCAGAATTTGCGCTGTTTTTTGAGTTTACCGGCGACAAGAGCAAAATCCGCCACGTATTCTATCGCTGCGCAGCGTCCCGCCCGAACACAGAGTCCAGCACCATCGAAGACTCCAAAGAGGTTAAGACAGAAACCATGTCGCTTACGGCATCTTCTCTTGTCAACGGTTTGGTCAAGGTGAAATCCTGCGAAAAGACCGACGAAACCGTATATGCAAACTGGTACAAGCAGCCGTATATGCCGGACTTGACCAGCACTGTTCCGGCATCGGGCAAATAAGGGAGGCAGTGACAAATGGCAATTTGCAAAGAAATTAAAATTGATGGCGTAGGAGTGAAGTTTCGTGCGAGTGCTGCTGTTCCGAGAATGTATCGCATCCGCTTCCGGCGAGACATTTTCCGTGATTTGCTGATGCTGCAAAAGGCAATCACGCCGAAAGAGCAGGACGGCGAAGCAGAAGCAAAGGATGATAAAAAAAGCAATGAAGAGCAATCCGCCCTGTTGCTCGATCATCTCGAAATCTTCGAAAACATCGCTTACGTGATGGCGAAACATGCAGATGCATCCATCCCGGACACGCCGGACGAATGGCTTGACGGCTTCTCCACGTTTAGCATTTATCGGGTGCTTCCGGAGCTGCTGTCACTGTGGGCAGAAAATATCGAAACACAAGCTGACGCAAAAAAAAATCTCGCCCGCTCGATCGGGAGATGACAACGCCGTTATTTTTGCTGCGGTGTGTGCAAATGGGCATCTCTATCCATGATCTAGAGTACTTGACCATAGGACTCGTGGAGGATATGTTTACCGAGCAGGGCAATGACAAATGCGAGTATTCATTCCGTGCGACACAGGAGGACTTTGATAAATTTTAAGGGGGTGAGAGCATGGCAAGCAGAGTAAAGGGCATTGTTGTAGAGATTGGCGGTGATACCACCGATCTGCAAAAAGCATTGCAGGGTGTAGATAGCAAAATCAAAAGTACGCAAACCCAGCTAAAAGACGTTGAACGCTTGCTGAAGCTTGACCCTGAAAATGTTGAGCTGTTATCCCAGAAGCAGGACCTTTTGACACAGGCGGTCAGCAAGACCGAAGAAAAACTGAATGTCTTGAAAGAGGCTGCTGCGCAGGCGCAGGATCAGCTTGCAGAAGGTAAGATTTCGCAGGAGCAGTTCAATGCCTTACAGCGTGAGATCGTATCGGCGGAAATCGAGCTGAAGAAGTACAGTTCTGAGCTTGGGAATGCAGCAGATGCAACGGAAGATCTGGGCAACGCTGCGGAGCAGGCAGCACAGGATTCCGGTGAGGCAAGCGGGGAGATCAGAGAACTCGGCAACGTAGCAGACGATCTGGGAGATGCAGCAGAGGATGCCGGAGACAGCACAAAAGACCTCGGCGAATCTGCCAGGGATTCCGGCGACGGCTTTTCCGTGCTGGGCGGGGCGGTGGCGACCTTTATTGGCAACGGTCTGACTGCACTGGTGAGTGCTATCGGCGACGCCATTTCTTCATTTGCGGATTTGAGTGAATCAACACAAGAATACCGTGAGAACATGAACAAGCTGTACACTGCCACATCTGCGGCAGGCATGGATGCGGACTACATCACACAGGCATACAGCCAGCTGTACGGCGTTCTGGGCGACGAAACCGCCACCACGACCACCATTTCCAACTTTGAAAAACTGGGCGTATCCATGCAGGACATGGACAGCCTGCTGGATAGTGCCACCGGTATCTGGGCAGTGTACGGCGATTCCATTCCTCTGGACGGTCTGGCGGAGAGCGTCAATGAAACAGCGAAGGTCGGACAGATCACCGGCACAATGGCGGATGCGATCAACTGGGCATCTGCCAGCAATGACACATGGGCAAATGCCCTCGGTGGAAACACCGCTGCACTGAACGCTTTCAACAACGGCGTATCCCAGGGAATGAGTGCAGAGGACGCATTCAACGAGGCACTTGCCGCTTGCAGCAATGAGCAGGAACGGCAGCAGCTGATTATCAGCACGCTGAACGGACTGTACGCCGACAGTGCAGAGACCTATCGGGAAAACAATGCGTCCATCATTGATGCACGGGAAGCAACGGTCAACTATCAGGACGCTGTGGCAGGTGTAGGAGCAGCCATGGAGCCGCTGCAAACCACCATGACCAATTTCAAGGCGAATCTGATTTCCGGCGTATCACCGGCATTGCAGGAGCTGTCTGATGCATTTCTTGGTGTTGTCACCGGCGCAGATGGTGCGGAAAGCGGTATTGCTTCTGCCGTCAAAGGACTTGCGGATACTGTGTCTTCTATGGCTTCTGATGCCGTTCCGGAACTTGCAGGCATTGGCACGCAATTGTTACAAGGCATAATGCAGGGAATGACAGAGAGCGCCCCAACACTGTTATCGGCACTTTCGAGTGTGATAACGGAGCTGGTCAATGTTGGTGTTTCGCTCGTACCGCAGTTCCTTGACATGGCAATTGCAATTGTTGGAGATATTGCAAACCAGCTGATAGACCTTGTGCCACAGCTTTTGCAGGCTGCAACCACACTGCTCATGGCAATTGTGAATGCCGTTCCCGTATTGATAAACACCCTTGTGCCGATGCTGCCAAAAATCATCATTGCAATTGTCAATGCTCTGACAAGCGCTATTCCGCAGCTGCTTTCCGCTGCTGTTACGCTGTTCATGGCGCTGGTCAATGCGCTCCCGCAGGTCATCAATGCCCTTGTGGCTGCGCTCCCGAGGATATTGACCGCCATTACAAATTGCCTGCAAGCATCCATTCCGGCACTGCTGCAAGCTGCAATTACAATGCTGATGGCGATTGTGGACGCACTGCCAACGATCATCAATTCACTGGTTGTGGCTCTTCCGGCTATCATTACTGCACTTGTCAACTTCTTTCTTGCAAATATTGATCAGATACTTGATGCAGCCATCCAGCTGCTGATGGCGCTGGTAGACGCAATCCCAGAAATTCTGGTGGCTCTGGGCAATGCACTGCCGCAGATCATCGATGCAATTCTTGGTGCGGTTGTGGATGCCGTTCCGAAACTGTTGAAAAAGTCCAGGGAACTGTTTGGCAAGGTCATGGAAGCGTTGGGCGAGCTGCTGGGCAAGCTTCCCGGCAAGATGCTGGAAATCCGTGATTCCATCGTCAACGGCATTCAGGATTCTGTGTGGAAGGTGCGGGATGCTGCCGGCGAAATCGCCGATGCCATCCTCGATCATATCAAAGAATTGCCCAGCAAGATGTTTAGCGCTGGTCAGGACATTGTAGAGGGACTCTGGAATGGTATCAATGACATGGTGGACTGGATCGGGAACAAGATTCAGGGATTCGGTGAAAATGTGTTGAGCGGAATCAAGAATTTTTTCGGAATCGCTTCCCCGTCTAAGGTGATGCGTGACGAGGTCGGCAAGTATCTCCCTGCCGGCATTGCAATCGGTATTGAGGACTCCACGCTTGCCGCCGTAAAATCCGTGCAGAAGATGGCGGACAAACTGCGGAATACTGCGGCAGAAAGCCTGAACGGCATAACATCCGGTGCAGCATACCGAATGCAGCAGAACCCCATGACGGCAATACTCAGCGGCAGTGCACCTGTCGTCAACAACTATTATCAGACGGACAACAGCCGCACAGTGAATCAGACGAACAACAGCCCCAAGGCGCTGTCTCGGCTGGAAATTTATCGGCAGACAAGGAATGCCGTGCAAGTGTGAGGTGAAACTCGGTGAAATACCACTTGATTTTAGAAAATGCAGACGGCGACCAGATTGACATGTCAGTCACGGCGCTCCGTTACATGATGTCCAACGTCACGGGGCTTGACCCGCCGGCTGCCTCTGTCAGCACATCCACCTACGCCACACGGAACGGCTGCCTCCTGAATCGTGCGTTTTTGGAAAAGCGAAACATCGTCATCTCGTTTGAGATGCGTGGAATCGGCATAGAAGCGCGCCGTCATGCACTGTATCAGGTGGTAAAGACGGCGCAGCCTATCCGGGTATATTATCGCACCTCTGCCATTGATGCTTATGCAGACGGCATCGTGGAGACATGCGAAATCAACCGATTCCAGAGCGGTGTTTCCGGACAAATCAGTATCTTGTGTCCGGATGTGTATTTTTATAGCTGCAAAGAGACTGTAGCGGTATTCGGCAGCACGTTGTCCGGCTTTAAGTTCCCCTTTGCGATCGAAGAGAAGCCCGGCGTGCCTCTTGGCACATATCGCACTGAGGATACGGTGGAGATCATCAACGAGGGCGACGAGGTCGGCTTGACCATCGACCTTGAAGCGCATGATGGCGTGGTATATATGCCGACCATCTACAATGCAGATACCGGAGCGTATCTGCGCATCACCGGAGAGATACAGCCGGAGGACAAAATCACCATCTCGACCAAAAGAGGCAGCCGAACCGTGACACTGACCAGAAACGGTGTGACAACGGTTATCATGAATCGCTGGGTATCGGGGAGCACGTGGTTTACACTGCCTCCGGGTGCATCGCATTTTTACCTGACCGCAGTATCCGGACTAAAATATCTGACAGCGACTTTTCACCATACGGACGCTTATCTGGGGGTATGACCGATGTATCTGGAAATATATGACAGCAGCAACACAGATTCCGGCATGTATATCCAGCTTGCCGGTATCTGTGACAGCTATTCCAGCGTTTTATGGGATGTGGAATACTACGAGTCTGGACAGTTTGAAGTATACGTCGCCGCCACAGCAGAGACGATGGCGCTGTTTCGGCGTGACCGCATTGTTGGACGCAGCGACGACAACAGCCATTATGGCATCATTGAGGGCGTGTATCTGCGCACGGATGCGGAAAACGGCGATTACCTCACCATCTCCGGGCGCTTCTTGATGTGTCTACTCAGCCGGCGGATTATTGTGCCAACGCTTTTGATCTCTACCATGACGACCTATGGCGAGATCGTGCAGCAGGCTGTCCGGCAAAACTGCACGACCGGCACAGAACGGCGTATCCCAAACTTAGAGATCGGGGAAATCACGGGAAACGCATGGCTGAATAAAACGAAGCTGCAAGTCAGCTACGAAAACCTCATGGACTGGATTTATACCATCTGCCAAAAAGTCGGCGGCACGGCGAACATCCGGCTCCGTGAGACAAAGACCGGCTCCGGACTGTACCGCATGGTGTTTGAACTGTCGCAGGGGACAGACCGGAGCATCCGGCAGTCCGGCAATGCGCCGGTTGTCTTTTCCGACACATACGACAACCTATTGACGTATATCTATAACAGCGATTACTCCGAGCACCGGAACTACGCCTATATCTACGGAGAGGGCGAGGGTGCACAGCGGAAATCGGCAGTCTGCTATGATACGGAGGAAATCCCGACAGGGTTTGACCGCTACGAAATCTACGTAAATGCAAGCGACCTGTCGCAGACCGTGCGGAACGATGCCGGAACAGACACTGTACTGACAAGCGAGGAATACCGTGAAATGCTGCTGGAGCGTGGAGAGGAAAGCCTTGTTGCGCCGGTGCTGTCCAGCGAAGCGACGATTGCGGCACAAGACCACCAGTTTACTTATGGCGTAGATTATCAGGTGGGGGATTGGATTACCATGCAGCACACAGGCTATGGAATCAGTATGCCAAGAGTCAGACTGATCGGCATGGTGGAGAGTTTTGACAGTGACGGCTACGGTTTGTCGCCGGTCGTCCAAGAGTAACCAAAAGTAAAGAGGGGAAAACCACATGGAATGCGGCTTTTTTAACAGCAAGGGCGATGATCGCCTGTACAATGCGGAACACTTTACCAGCTACCTGTCCAGCCTGATTTGCAATGGCATACAGGACAACTACGGCAGATGCTTTGCGCTGTCTGCCAGCGGCGGCATGATGCTGACCATTGGCAGCGGCAAGGCGTGGATAAACGGACACTATGCCCAGACAAGCACGGAAACAAATCTTGACTTGTCAAAGTACGTGGATGAATCGCTGTCACGGTATGTGGTAGTTGGCGTGTACTGCGACACGGCAGAGAATGTGCGAGACTGTGATTTTGTCGTGAAATCTGGCACATGCTCTGCATCTCCGGCAATCCCGGCGTTTGCGAACACAGATACTCGCACCTATCTCACCTTGTGCGCAGTCCTACTGCGGGCAGGCGTGACAGAGATTACCAAGAGCGACATTACTGACTACCGAAACAATGACAGCAGGTGTGGCTATGTGCGCTGTATCCTGGGCAAGTGCAAGGTGTCTGAAATCCTCGACTCGCTGGGCAACTATCGAAAGACAGTGTCCGACCTGACACAACAGGTGGAAAACCTGACCGCACGCCTTGACGAAGTGGAAGAGATCGCCGGTACAAATGGCGTCACACTGTTGGACGCAGGAAAAATGGGTGAATCTGTGTCTTACGCATCCTACTCCAACGGCAATACACAGATCGTGGGCAGCGGTGCTACTTACGATTACGACGCTGCGGAAAACAAGTCGCCCTTTTACAACAGTAGAGATGTTGGCTCTATCACGGTAAAGAGCGGAGTAACCCGCATCGGCAGCTATGGCTTCTACGCCTGCAATGCGGCAATGGCAACACTGCCGGACACGTTGAAAAGCATTGGAAGGTGTGCCTTTTGCGGGAGCACCGACGGCACAACGCTGCCGCCTGTTGTCGGAGGGCTGCGCTCTGTTACCATCCCCGCAAGTGTTACCACACTCGAAAGTTATGCATTTGCACAGTGCAGACTGGAAACGATCACGCTGCCGAAAACAGTTACTTCCATCGGGAAATATGTGCTCTATGGCTGCAAGCTGCTGACCTCTGCGGAGGTGCTGAGTCCGACGCTCGGCGACTTACTTTTCACTTATTGTTCCGGTTTGCGGTCATTGACAATCGGCAGAAGCGTGGTTGCCTTTGGCAGCACAATGTTTACGTACTGCGACAGCTTAACCACCATCACATACGCCGGCACAAAAGCGCAATGGAACGCAATTAAGAAACCAGATGATTGGATAAGCGCAAACACAAGCAGCGGGCATCATAACGGCACGCTGGAGCGCATTTCCTGCACAGATGGTGCGTTTGTGTGGAACGGTCAGACGAAACAATGGGAGGAGGAAACGTAATGCTGAAATTTTGCATTGATGGGCAGAAAATCGACCTGATCAACCGTCAGGTCGTCGCCGATCAGCAGCTAAACTTTGTAGACATGTGCTTTTTGTTTTCTGCGGACTGGGACGACCTCGACAAAACCGCTCAATTTGTGCAGGAGGACAAGACGTATCATGTGCATCTTGGCTCTGACACGGTTTGCCATTGCATGCTCCCTGCGGAGATCAAGACCGGATGTGTCAGCATCAGCATTTTTGGGTATGCCGTGGATGGTTCTGTGCGTGGTACAACAGTACCCATCTGCCTCAGTATAAAGAGAGCAGGCTTTAAAGGCGACGGTGAAACGCCTATCCCGCCAACGCCTGACCTGTACGCCCAGCTGCTGGAAAAGATCGACAAGAAGATTGCATCCCTGCATGACGGCAAGGATGGCGCAGACGGTGTGGACGGTAAAGACGGAGCAGATGGAAAGTCCGCCTACCAGATCGCTGTAGAAGCTGGCTATACCGGCACGGAAACAGAGTGGCTTGCATCTCTCAAAGGCGAGAAAGGCGATACCGGAGAAGCCGGCGCATCAGGAGAAAAAGGCGAAAAGGGAGATCGTGGCGAAAAAGGCGACACCGGCGCTGCCGGAAAAGATGGCACAAATGGAAAAGATGGTGCAGACGGCTTTTCTCCGTCCGCAAAAGTCGAAAAGACCGGCAGTGTTGTCACTATCACCATTACCGACAAGGACGGTACAACCACGGAATCCTTTACCGAGGGCGCAGATGTAGACCTGACACCATATGCAACAAAGGCTTTTAGCAGCGTGCGCCTCGGAAATTCTGGGGAGTATATGTTCACCGCCTCCAACAAATCGGATACTATTACATTTGGCGTGGACGGCGGAATCACCATTGAAATTGACAAAGACCGGAAATCTGTGATAATCGGATGCCATACGCATGCAAACATGACCACACTGGACAGGATCACAGAATCAGATTGGTTAAAACTAGTTACACAAACGCACACGCACACAAACATTGAAGTGCTCCATGCGTTAACGCCTGCCAATCTGGCAGACATTCAGACAAATTTCCCGAAAGAAATTTACGACCTGCAAACCACTCTTGGCGACATCCAGACAGCGCTGGACTCGTTTGATCCGTCGGCTTGGGTTGTGGGCGGATCCATGGAAATCAGCGGGGCAATGACCGCAAATCTGCCAAGCAAGAAGTCTTTTGTAGGCACATATCACGACACAACAAACGATGAGTGGTACAACATCGTTTCGGTCAGACATCGCAACGGATACAACGACGGAAACAAATCTGGCATGGCAATATATTCCGATATGTTTGAAACCGGCAAGCCTAAATGGAATGACAATCTTAAATGGAATAAGCAGAATGCCGACGGAACGTGGCATGGTGAGCGCACGCTGCTGGACACGGTAAACTATAGCAATCAGATGGCGGCGGAACTGACCTCCGAAAACCTCAACAATGAAGTCACAAACGGCATCTGCGGGTTATTTTATGCGGCTGCAAACAACACGTGCCAAAATACGGCAGTTCCGGGCGATGCGTTTCTCTTGATCGCCATCCGGATTGCGGCAAGTGCCAAAACACAGGTTGCGATCTACCCGCACAACAACGCAATCTACATGCGGTCTTGGAATGGGAAAACTTGGACAACATGGCGGCAGATATAGGTGCAAAGGGGGGAGAGAGATTGGACTGGACAGAGATCATCACCGCCGGCATTGCAGCGGCAGGGGCTGTTGCAGGCTCTGCGCTGATGCAGAGCAAGACAACCGCAGTATTGAAAGAACGCCTTGACGCACTGCGAAAAGACGTGGAGGTGCTGTCAAGGCGTGTGGACAAGCACAACGGGGTGCAGGAGCGTGTCCTGCTCGCCGAGTGCAAAATTGAAGAACTGGAAAAGGAGCTGGAGAAATGAAAAAACGGAATTGGAAACAGTGGCTGAAAGCAGCCGGCATCCGGGCGGTCAAGACCATGGCGCAGGCTGCTGTTGGTGTCATCGGCGTGGCTGCTGTGATGCAGGATGTTAACTGGGTAATGGTTGGAAGCTCTGCGCTGCTGGCAGGCGTGTTGTCCGTGCTGACAAGCGTTGCAGGACTCCCGGAAGTTAAGGAGGAATAGAAATGAATTTTTTAAAACCTGACAAAGAATATACAATCAACAGAGTAAACGTCAAGGAATATCTGCTTACCAAACACAACCCGAACCGGATTGACATGCCCACAGCGTCCATGGCAGGGCGAATCATTGGCGTTACCATCCATAATACTGATTGGATTGCAACAGCAAGCGGTACGACTCCGGCAGAGCAGTACACTCGTGCCACCGTCAACGGCAATATGAACGATGTGAGAGTGCATTATTATGTGGACAATGTTTGTGCATGGCAGAACCTCCCTTTGACGCTAAGTGGCTGGCATGCAGCGGATGGTTCAGGCAATGGCAACCGTCGAACCATTGCTATTGAGTGCATCATGTCCGCTGCATATAACGCCGCAGACCGGAAGTCTGAGGACAACGCTGCACGTCTGGCAGCCGCTCTCCTGCGGCAGTACGGACTGGATATCAATCATCTGTACACCCATACCCACTGGCTGAATGTCCGTGATGGGCGAAGTGGAAGCGTGGATCAGCTGAACACCATACACAATAGTTACAAGATGTGCCCGCTTTATATCCTGCCGCACTGGGCAGCATTTAAAGCAAAAGTGCAAGCATATCTGAATCAGAGCCAGACAACCACAAAACCGTCTGCAAGCACATCGATTGCACTCCGGTATGACTGGAAGCGGGGAGAACGGGTACAACTGTACAAGTGCAAGACGCAGCTGTTTTCCAGCGAATCCGCTACCACTCCATCCAGCTATCTGTCTCCCAGAATATACTACATCTATGACGGCAAGTGCTGCAAAAACGGAAGATTTCGCATTACGACCAAGGCGGAGTATTGCGGAAAGACACCCGCTGGCAAGTACGTAACCGGCTACGTAAGCGTTGACAATTTCCGTGAAGCGTAGGGTGGATGTTTCAAAAAATGCAATAACCACAAAAGCCGGCAGCGTGGATTTTGTTCCAATCGCTGCCGGCTTTCTTTATTCGTTCTTTTTGTAATCCTCGTACCAGTCAAGGACAATTTTCCGAAGTTGATCTTTTGCTTCTTCCAGCGCTTGTGCGCATTCGTCAATGTTTTTGCTGTTTTTCAAATGATATCGTTTTCCCTCAAACCTTAATACAGCATAGTACATTTCTAGGGATGGGACATAATAAACACCTTTTATATTTGTCTCTATTTTAAGCGGCTTAGGTCTGTACTCTATTGTGCGCCTATGACCACAAGATTTTGTCCCGCCACTCCTGAGCGCACCAGTGGCAACTGTCGTTGTCTTCCCACAACTGCACTGACAATTCCATTTGCCGTCCCCGGCATAATTTATAGCGGTCAGATCACCAAATTTTTGACCGGTCAAATCGATTCGTCTGTTATGCCCGCAAGACTTTGTCGAGCCGCTTTGGAGATTGTACGTAAAAACAGTTGTTGTCTTCCCACAACTGCACCGGCAATTCCATTTTTTGTTGCCAGCATAATCTATAACGGTCAGATCGCCAAATTTTTGACCAGTCAAATCAATCTTCGGTTTTCTTTCTCCCTTGCGCCTGTGACCACAAGATTTTGTTCCACCACTTTTGAGAGAGCTAGCGGCGACAGTTGTTGTGTTCCCACAACTGCACTGACAATTCCATTTGCAGTCCCCGGCATAATCTATAACGGTCAGATCACCAAATTTTTGACCAGTCAAATCAACTGGTTCGATACGCCTGTGACCGCAAGATTTTGTCATACCGTTTTTGAGGCTGGTTGTGACAACAGTTGTTGTCTTCCCACAACTGCACCGGCAATTCCATTTGCCATGCCCAGCATAATCTATAACGGTAAGATCGCCAAATTTTTGACCGGTCAAATCAATCGTCGGTTTTCTTTTTTCGTTGCGTCTATGACCGCAAGACTTTGTTAAGCCGCTTTTGAGATTGCTCGTAAAAACAGTTGTTGTGTTCCCACAACTGCACTGGCAATTCCATTTGCCATGCCCGGCATAATCTATAACGGTCAGATCACCAAATTTTTGACCGGTCAAATCAATCAGTTTCCCGTCCATTTTGATCGCCTTTTCTATTGATTGTCGCATATGCCATAAGCATGACGATATATTCGGACGGTTCATGCTCCCCGCTTGCCCACTTCTGTGCCGTCCCGTATGGGATAACAAGCCATCTGCAAAGATGCTTTAAGCTCCGGTATTCCGGCATCAGCGCTTTAAAGCCTTTGTTGGATACAGCGTAAATTTTACGCAAGGTATCAACGGCGTTGTCTGTGTCGTCCATCCAGTCCTGCCAGCCTCGTTCCATGATATAGCGTTCCTCGTTCCCGCTATATTCTTTCGCTTCTCCGTACAGCGTGCGGAATGTTTCAAAATCAACCATTCTTTTCCCCTTTCTGATACCTGTTAAAAAATTTCTCGGTCGTTTCTTTGGTGCTGTGACCTACCGGAGCCGGTTCCCACTCTCCGGCGCTGTTTTTGCGTTTCGCTTCGGTGATTACCCCGTTTTCGTCCACAAAAACTGCAACCCAGTTGGAATAATGCCAGCCGAGGCGGTATTCGTTTTTCATTTTCTTTTTCCTCCTTTTTCCGCAGCCATGCGTTTTATTTATTCGGCGATATGCCGGACGGGGATTTCTCCCCGTTTCGTCGCAATTTCCAGCGACTCATCAGCGGCACTTTCTGTTTGTCCGTTATGCGTACATCATATTCAGCTTCTTGACAATGTTGTCTTTTCCTGCAATTGCGAATACTTCACAATTGAAACCGATCTGCCAATATTCCTTGTACCCGTTCGGATTGTCAACGATATCGCAAACACGGACAAAAGCGCCGTTGTGATCGGTTGACTTCACATCGATTTTGACGGTTCCCACTTTCTTTTTCTCGGAAAAGATTTTCTCAACGGTTTCCTTAACAAATGCAATCAGTTCAATGTTTTTCATAGGTCATTTCCTTTCTTAGGTGTGGGCTTTTTGGCTTGCCCTGTTGTTTTGTTTCTGCTCAGAGTATACACCAATTCGGTGAAAATGTCAATAGCTTTTTCCCTGATTTTCGAAACTTTGTTCTTTTGAACATATTTTCCTGCCCTTTTATGTGCACTTTAACCTGTGGCATGTGTTGCCAGAAACAACACACGGAGCTTCTATGTGTGTGATAATTTGGCAACACCTCCATCCTCCAACAAGCTCTCCGTCTTCCAAATCTCGGAGATCATAGACGTGCTTTTTTCCGTCAATGCATTCCACCACCTCAAATCCATCCGGCAACTGAAATAGCGCTTCCTTTACAATGCGCTCGCTGTCGTCCTTGTCCATCGACCATGTGTAGACGCTCTCGCCGTTGCAATTCGACGTATGCTTCAGATACATCTCAATACTTTTTGCCATGGTAACCGCCTCCCGGTTCTATTGATTATGCTGCAAATTTTTCGGTCAGTTTGTTTTCGAACTCTTCCTGCATGCCGGCTCTTGTTCCACACCCACAAATCTCGCCAGTGGTCAGGTCAATGTAGGCATCGCTGTAGGTGCCCATGATGGTGCAAGCCCAACCGTTGCTGATATCCTCGCCGTTGAGTGTAGCATTAGACCAGCTGCTGCTGCGTCTGTAGTTGTAAAACAGCTTGATGCCCAGAAGATCGTTTCCGACATTGCGGAGGTACATGCGATCTTTTCCGTACTTAGTCCAACGCTTGCCACCAGCCTTTTCAAGCTTCGTGATGTTCCATCCGTTGATGATGGTGTCCTTAGGAGCCTTTGCAGCTTCCAGCGCTTCCTTGCGCTCCCATTTTGCACTCAGCCATGCGCCACGCAGTGCATCTGCAAATGTGTAATTGGGGTTGTACTGACGTTCCCGTCTGAATCCTTCCCACGCTTTTTTCATGATCTGACTTTTGTTGTATTTATACATTTTTATTTCCTCCTGCCGTTTCGGCGCTCTGTTTTTGTTTCTGCTCAGAGTATACACCAAAACGGGACTAAAAGCAAGCTTATTTTACCCAATAGGAGCAACTTTGTATACATGCACAAATAAAGAACGGCAGCACTGTACAAAGTAAACAGCACTGCCGAATGTCTATTTTATTTTGGAATAATAATATACACCATCTGCGGGCGGATTCGTTAGAACACACATGCTATACATAAATAAAAATAACGCTATCTCGGTAACTTCGGATAGACCACAACCTCAAAATCATCAACGCTACCATGCCATCGTGCACTGTGCGCCTTGTAATACTCTGCCTTTTCGATGACCTGACAAAGCATCTGATTTTTTGCCGCTGCATCTGGCAGCGTATCATACACGGCGAGGAGATGCCGCACCTTTGGCATAAGCTCCTGTATCTCCTGATCTCTTGATGACTGCTCCTGCATGTTGTGTTCCAGTTTTTCAATTCTGCTTTGCGTGTCAGAGATTTTGGCTTTTAGCGTGGCGGAACGCTCTACAAAGGTGTTGGTGTCATAGATACCCTGTTCCAGCAGATCATACGCCTTTTCCAGCTGCTGCTTGGCTTTTGCCTGCTCCTTTTTAAGAGCATCTATAGCGGCGATCTGTTCACTGTTATCTATTCCCGTGGATGGTTGATTCTCTTGCCATTGTACCTCGTATTGATGCAGCCATTCTTGGAGACTGTCCAATATGCGCTGCTCCACAAGGTATAGATCGGATGCCACGTTGTCACAGTCAGGTGTTTTACACAAGATTGTATCTTGTCTTAGTTTTGCCCCGTATGGTCTACGTGTCATAAATTTCCCACATTTTTTACAGATCAAAATGCCTGCAAGCGGGTTTTTCAATGTTTTATCCATGTTGACCTTGGGGATGGTGCGCTTGTCATGCGCCAGCTCCTGCGCTGCGTCATAATCTTCCTGCGATATAAGCGGCTCGTGCAGCCCTCTTACGAGTACATAATCATCCGTTGTTATATTCGGGCGGCTCTTGGTGACAGCTCCGTTTTTCATGACCTTTTTTTGCGGTCGATATCCCCAGCGTATCATTCCCGCATATACCGGATTGGTCAAGATGCTGCGGACAGTGTTCAGACTCCATCTCTCGCCCTTGCGTGTGGTAAAGCCCATATCATGGAGGCGGTACGCAATCAATGTGCTGCCGAGTCGTTGCTTTGTCCCGTCCTCCATAATTGCACCATGGACATACCATTCAAAAATCATCTTGACTATTTTCGCTTCCTCCGGATTTGGCACCAGCGTAAATCCGGAGTCATGGTCAAGCTTTTGGCGGTCATACCCGTAGGGCGGGACATTGCCAACATACTTGCCCTCTTTGGCGGCTGCAAAGCGTCCTGCCTGCATACGGCGCTTGATGGTCTTGTATTCACGGCGGGACATAAAAAGAGAAAATTCAAAATATTCCTCATCGTATTCGTTGTTCGGGTCGTAGGTTTTAACCGGTGTGATGATTTTTGTGTCAGAGTATTTAAACGCCTGCGCCACAATGCCCTGATCTATGGTATCACCACGGGCAAGACGTTCCACCTCCATGACCAGCACGCCGGCATAGATACCAGATTCCACGTCTTGCAACAGCTGCTGCATCTGCGGACGGGCGGCAATCGTTTCGCCAGATACGATTTCCCGATACACTTTAGAGATGTGATATTTCTGTTTCTTTGCTAGCTCTGACAAGATGTGTTCATGTCGTGCCAGCGTTTCTCCCTCGCCACGTGCCTCTGCATCCGCATCTGCACGTGATTTCCGGAGATAGATGCAATATGTTTCCATTATTGATTCCCTCTTGCGTTTTTCGGGGAGATGTGCTATAATAGAAATGGTTTCGTACTATCATAGCATCCCTCCATCAATTCGCCGTACCTGTTAGAGCAGGTGCGGCGTTTTTACTTGTTTGTCCGGATAAATGATTCAAATTGTCGGTATACTTGCCGCTCCAACGGATGCGCCAAAAACTTACCACGCCTCAGCAGCGTTTCCATGCGCTCTGCACGGCTTCTGGCAGCGTTTTGCGACACATCACACAGGGATGCAATGCGCAGCGCTGTGTGCGCCCCCAGCCCCCACAGCACGCAAGCCGGCATAAGCACATCAGCGGCAAATCGTTCGGCGGCATACTCCTCCGGCTGCATGATCTCGCTGTAATCGCATGCAAGCGCTTCTGCGTTTAGATGTCCCAGCAGATAGTGCCCCAACTCATGCAAGATAGTGTAGCGTTTCCGTGGAGCAGGCAGGGCGGGATGCAGCACAATTTGGATTCTGCCGTCCGTCCTCCGTATGATTCTGCCTGTTTCGCCATCTTGCAGCAGTGGAGCAAATTCCATGCATTCCAAGCCGTAGTGCGCTGCGATTCGCACCGGCTTGACCGGCAATTCTGACACGCCACAATCAATCAAACATTTCCAGCTTGCGTCCCGTGCGCCTTTATAGACTTCATAATCCATTTATAATCACCTCAATGGCTATTATACCATTCGGGGCGATTTTTATTTTAGTTATATGTCTATGTTGGTTCGTGGAGCGGTTCTGTCCATCTCGTCCAGCAGCTCTTTTGGATATGCTTCCGTATGCGGCGCATTGTCTGCGGTGGGCTTTCGTGCTGCGGTTCTGACGATCTCCATGTTGTTTCTCGCTTCTTCTGCCGCAGCAGCAGCGGCAGCCTCGTCCGCAACAATTTCCCGCAAAAAATCAAGCACCTTGTCCCGCTGCTCGCTTGTCAATTCCAGATATTTTTGCATAAACAGCTTTTCAAGCGTTTTCAGATGTTCACGCTGGGCAAACTCATCCAGCGGCGTGCAAGTCTGCTCTTGATCTCTGCCGAGGACATAATCAATCGTAACGCCATAAAAATTTGCAATCTTTATAAGCATTTCCGTAGTTGGGATTCGTTTTCCTGATTCATAATTTTGGTAGGTGTTAAAACTGATTCCAGCGGCATGGCAAAATTCTGGCATGCTGGCATATCCGGCATCTCTTCGCAATGATTTAAGCCTGTCTTTTACGTTCACTTTATCACTCCTTTCTGTCCTCTCTATTATATCATACGTTTGTGCTATAGTCAACGAGCATCATACTATAAAACAGTACAAAAACAGGAGCAGGCTTTTGTGCAATCATACAAAAATATATTTGCTATTGACTTAATAGTACACACGTGCTATACTGTATACAGTGATTAACACAGAGCGTGCTAGTCACAAGGAAAGGAGTTGACAGCGTGGCAAAGCAGCGGAAGCCGAAAAAACGGCAAAAGAAAAGCGGCAATCGGGAGGACACAACAATTAAAACAATCCTCCTGATCACCGCAATCCTGCAATTGGCAAAAGCAATTATCGAATTGCTTGCCAAACTGATCGGCTAACGCCGATGCTAATCCAAACCGGATGCACTAGGGTGTCCGGCGAGGATTAGTATACCATAAATTAAGCACGCTGTCAACTCCCATTTTAGGAGGATGAATAAAAATGGTTTTTGAAATTTTAACAACGCTCTGCGATATTGCAACAGCAATCCTGCTATATTGTCTGTATCGCACAATCAAGAAAAAATAAGGAGGCGCATGGTATGCCGAACAAAAAGCAGGGACAAGTAAAGGGCGCTGAAAAGCTCCTGAGCCAGATGGCGAAATTATATGGACTGTCCGACCGTGGACTTGTACAGGCGCTTACGTATATGCGAGGCGTTGAGGATGGCGGAGCGCCCCAGAAAAAGGGCGAATGAAATGCAGATGCTGGCATAAAATATCCGGAGGGGGGTGATGTCGTGCCAGTAGATCGCCGTGAAAAGAATCCGCACATCGTGGAACGCTTTACCATCGGCAATACACGAATTGCAATTGCAGACAACTATTGTCTTGACCGGGAAAAGGACAAGGCGGAAATTGATGCAATCCTTGCCCGTGTCGCCGAAATTGCGTTGAACGCATGGGCGGGAGAACGAATCAGACAGAAACGGGAACAAGAAAACGCATAACCGAATCGCCCTGAGCATGGCGCAAAACCGCTCTCCACCGCCCCGAATGGGGCACCTCCTATTTTTATTTCCCCCTGTTTGCGGCGGTTTCGTCAACCGCCGCGGATGCGGTGATGCAGTCATGTTGTGGGATTGTCCACCCCACGATCTGCCGGTGCAACTCCGGCACACCGTTCCAACATCTTCAAACCATAGGTACTCCTTTCAAGCGGCGGTCTGGCAACCGCCGCAATCGGGCGATGTAGTCATACCGTGGGCTCATCTATCCACGGTTTCCGGTGCAACTCCGGAATACCCGTCCACGCCGAGTTGCAGGCATTCGAAACGCTTCGGAATCCGTTATCAGATAACCGCAACAGCGACCACAGGCGGCTAAATACCTGTAACCGCAGTCAATTTGGACTGCCGGAGCTTCTAGGGCATTGGGCTAACCAGTGCCACTCCATATGTTAATGCATTGACAAATCACCAAAAAGGACGTGATGGAAATCATGGCACAAAGTCAAAAATACTACTGGCTGAAACTCAAAAATGACTTTTTTGATGATGATGCAATCAGCTGGATGGAAGAGCAGGAGCACGGTGCAGAGTATGTACTTTTCTATCTAAAATTGTGTTTGAAATCGCTGAAGACAGACGGAATTTTAATCCGCAATGTTGGGGATTTGCTTATCCCGTATGACACAAAAAAGCTCGCCGAGATCACCAGAACGAAGTTTGATACTGTCGTTGTAGCGATGGAAATCCTGAAAAAAATCGGTCTAATAGAAATATTAGAAAATGGTGAACTATATCTAAAGCAAGTGCAAAGCCTGACAGGCTCTGAAACGACCAAGGCGGAACTCATGCGCAAAAGCCGTGAACGTAAGCGGTTAGAAAGCACCGAAACTGCGTGTATTTCCGCTGGTGGTAACAATGTTACCACGGAGTTACCCGCAGACGGTAAAAATGTAGATACAGAGATAGAGATAGAGATTAGAGATAGAGATAGAGTAAGAGATAGAAATAAAAAGACTCCTACGGAGTCTAAGAATGTCAGCTATCAGGAGATAGCCGACATGTACCACGACATCTGCACAAGCTATCCAAGACTCCGGGGGATGTCAGACCGCCGAAAAAAAGCAATCAAGGCACGCATGCGGACGCACTCGCTGGAGGACTTCCGGCAATTGTTTGAAAAGGCGGAAGCGAGCAGCTTTTTGAAAGGCAGCAACAATCGGGACTGGTCAGCAGATTTTGACTGGATGATGCGGGACGGCAACTTTGACAAGATCATGGAGGGCAAGTACGACGACAAACCGGAAGGAGGTGAACACAATGGAACAGATAGCAGCATCCCTGCCGCCTGCTATGACGGCACAATCTGACAAGCACATGGCAATGGACGATTACGAACAAATGCGCTGTGACTGGTACAACGCCACAGAGGGCAATCTGACAGGCTATGATTGCCGTAAATGCAAAAATCGTGGTTACATTGCGGTCGTAAGTGATGGGTACCAGCTACTCAAAGAGTGCGAGTGTATGAAAATCCGGAAAAGCCGTGCGAACATTGCGAAGTCTGGGCTATCGGATGCGCTGGCAAGCATGACATTTGACCGCTACGTCTGCACAGAGCCGTGGCAGACCAGAGCCAAAGCAACCGCCGTTAACTATGCGAACAAGCAGGACGGACGGTGGCTGTACATGGCAGGGCAATCCGGAGCAGGCAAGACGCACCTGTGTACAGCAGTGTGTGGTGTGCTGTTAGAGCGAGGGTTATCTGTCAGGTACGAGATGTGGCGCACCCTGTACCGTGAGATGCAGCGGTTTGACACGAGAGATCGTAAATTCCAGCAGCTGTCGGAATGCGATGTGCTGTACATAGACGATTTTTTGAAATCTGCGGCGATAAAATCCGAAGAGGGCAAAAGCGATGGTGAAAAGGCGAACAAAAAGGCACAGCCGGACAAGGATGTGCAGCGAGAACTCAACATTGCCTTTGAGATCATCAACGAACGGTATGCACGGAAAAAGCCCACAATCATTTCCAGCGAAATATATCTGAGTGATTTGTTTGGATTGGATGCCGCTCTTGCCGGACGCATCCGGGAGCGCTGCGGCGGATTTGTGGCGCAGATCAGCAACGGGAACGACCGGAATTATCGGCTAAAGTGAGGCGGTGCATATGGAGTTTGATATTCACTTTGACCCGCCAAGAGCCACGGCACAAGAAAAGCAGTATGCAGTCCGTAATGGCAGAGTCGTTGTCTACGAGACGGCAAAGGCAAGGGACGCAAAGCAGCTGCTGCGGCTGGTACTTGCTCCACACGCACCCAGAGAGCCGCTGACCGGAGCGGTGGCGTTGTATGTTACGTGGCGCTTCCCGTACAAGGGCAAATCACACGTTGATGGTGAATACAAGACCACTCGACCGGATACGGACAATCTGGACAAGGCGTTAAAAGACATTATGACCGCCCTTGGATATTGGACAGATGACGCTCTGGTTGCAAAAGAGCAAATTGAAAAGATTTGGCACAAGGAACGTCCCGGACTGCATGTGCGGATAGTGGATATTTCAAAAACGCTGGCAGGACAAGAGAGGCGGTAACATGGGGAAACTAATGAAGAATCTAGGTGAAAAACTGAGTCCGTGCCCGTTTTGCGGTAGAAAGATGGTCTTTTACAAGGAAACGCACAGAAACAAATACGGAAAGCAAGTTGTGCATCAGTATTATTTGCATGAAGATTATGACATCTACCACGAAGAAAGCTGCATATTGGACGAAATCGATATGCCCTTTACCATTGGAGCAGGAGATGCAAACCCAGAAACTGGATATATCGGAGAATATGCCGAAAAATGGAACAGACAGCAACAGGAAAATGAGAAGTTAAAGCAGCTTCTGAACCAGAAAAAAAGTGATGCAAAATCTGGAGGTTGACCATGACAGCACCATGTAAAGACTGCCCAGATCGTGTAGTTGGATGTCACAGCACTTGCGAGAAATATGCAGAATACGCAAAAGAGCGGGAGGAAATCCGGAAAAAGCGAACGCAAATACGACGGGAAGACCCTACCGTGTTTTTGATGGAATCTGCAAACAAGGTGATCTGGGAAATGCAAAGGAAGAGGAGGAAATGAAATGGCACAGAAAAAGAAACAGCCCGGCACGCTGGAATGGTGTATCTATCAGGCAATCCGGCGTGGCATTAGCTACGGCATGTATATGGCGGAGCATTACGAGCAGGACATGTGGAGGGAGGAGATCAGATGCGACAAGAAGACCTTAAAAAGCTAACAGACAAGCCGTTTACATTGGACGAATTTGACAAGATCAGATATGTGTACCGCTATTATCCAGGTATTGTGACATATGCAGACATTGCGTTGATTTGGACAATTGGCGGAATCCGTTTGATTGATGACATGCTTCCGACGGCACGAAGCGTTGAAGAGGCAGAAGAAAATGTCGAACGAACAAAAACGCTTTACGAAAAGGCACAGGCACGGCTGAATACATTGCTATCTACGGGAAGCGCAAAGGAGGTGGAGCGGATAAAATGGGGAGAATGATGCTGGATATCGTCCTGTTGCTCTTGGGAAGCCTGCTGATCGCAAGATATCTGCGAAGAGCAGGATGCACTGCGGCAGCAAATGTGCTGCTGTTGTCAAGCTTTGCAATGGGTGTACTTGCTTTTGTGGGGGTGATGGCGCTGTGGGGTTGATAGAATTGAAACCCTGCCCGTTTTGTGGCGGTAAAGCCGGCTTGTACCACACACATGATGGGCGGTCTTGCGTCCAATGCGACGAATGCGGGATAAGCACTCTGCGCAAGATGGACGCTCGGCTTGCAATCCAGATGTGGAACAGAAGAAGCTCGGAAATTGAATGGATACCGGTCAGCGAAAAGCTGCCGAGGCTGGAGGACGATATGCTGGTAACAGTACGCAACAAATGGATATCGGTCAGTGAAAAGCTTCCGAGACTGGAAGACGATGTGCTGGTAACAGTACGCAACAAGGAGACAGGCACCAGCGCTGTGTGGAGCGGTGTGAGGTACAAAAACGGCTGGGCGATCTCAACGTGCTGCGATTATATTGACCTGTACGATACAGACAGCGAGCTGGAGGTTATCGCCTGGGCGCATCTGCCGGAGGCGTATAAGGAGGCAAGAGGAAATGAGTGAAATCGAACTGAAATCCTGTCCGTTTTGTGGAGCGAAAGCCGGCTTGTGGCTGGACACCGGCAAAGAGTACTCTGTGCGTTGCAAAAGATGTGATGCAAGGATGGTGGCTTCTAGCGCCGAATCGGCTATCAGAAAATGGAATAATCGTAGGAAAGAGGGAACGGAATGAAGAATCTGATTATTGAATTTTACAACACAGGACGAATGGAAATCTGGGAAGACAAGGAGTGGACAACGTGGAAACTTGACGGCGACAAGTTTGCTGTAAAAAAAGGCGAGCTTATCGTAGGTCTGTATCATTTTGATGATATCTGCCGTGTTGTGATAGAAGAGGAGGTGGATGAAGATGAATCAAATCAAACTGAAGCTATGCCCGTTTTGCGACAGTGAAGCGAAAATGAACATGGCAAAAGATGCTGACGGGTACAAGTTGGAATTTTATGTATCCTGTATGACATGCTACGCACGCCGAGCGTAAAACGAGTGTTAAACGAGCATTAGAAAGGCGAAAGCATGGATAAGTTTTTTGTAGCGTTAGCGCTGCTGTATCTTGGGCTAATATTGCTGTGCGCAACAGTTAACGTATATTGCCTGTGCCTTGGATGGTACAGATACGCTATCCATCTGGGGACGGTGACTGCGCTAAATGTGCTGGTAATTCACACCTTGATGCAAATATGAGACAGAGGCAGAAAGGAGACGACGTGAACAGAATCAACGTAACTCAAATATTTCCAGTTGCAATGATACTGCTTGACGTAGGCGCTGCAATTGTATGCGCACGGAAGTTTGGACAAGCTGGAAGAGGTGTTGCCAGATGAGAGATGAGCAGTATTGGTTTTATGTGGAACACGGAGTCTGCCCGAGATGCCGTAAACAAAAGACTGCACCAAACAGGAGATTTTGTGCCGACTGTCTATACAAAATGACTGAAACATCTGCCCAACGTTATCACAATATGACACAAGAGGAAAAGCAAAAAAGAAACGAACATTTGAGGATGAGATATCAAGAGCGGAAATCGTCCGGATTGTGCGTGACGTGTGGAAAAAAACCACCGCTGCAAGGTCAGACAAAATGTCTGGAGTGCAGAGCTAAATGCCGGAAAAACAGTTTGGAGTATAAGCGCAGAAAAGGTGCTCTACCTAGGATTTTGTTTGGTGACGGGTACCACTGTGTAAGTTGCGGGGCGGACGTATACAAGCGCAATTTGTGCGACAAATGCAGCGCAAATGCAATACGTGCGCTTACGGTAGCACGTGAAAACATCGTTGGTGGGTGGCGAGATCAAAATTTTTCTTTGGAGGTGAAAAAGTGAATCTTGAATACAGAACCAGAGACGGAAAAGGAAACGACATTATAAAAGACGTCAAAATTAAAGAATTCCCAATCGAACAGGCGGAATTCGAATGTAAAGTGTGCCACAAGAAATGCACCTGCGGTTCTCGTGCCAAAAAGTGTGTTTCGACAAATTTTACAGATTGGGCGTATTTCGGCGAATATATTTGTTCCGACTGTTCCAAGCTGCTTAGTCTGTATTTTTACAACTATTCTGTGGAAGCAGGCAAGATCAATTTGTTCAACGTCCGAGAAATTTATGACAACATCATGCGACAACATGACGTGCCGTTTAAGTTTATCATAACGAAATCGCAGAAGAAGCATCTATTCTACCGTGCGGCAGAAAATTTACAGGATACTACTTTTGCAATACAGTTGGAAACGGAGACGATTTTCACTAATCGGGAACGAATGAAAATGCTCTTTGATTTTGTGGAATGCTTACAGACACTCGGCGTGTCAAAAGGTATGATGCTAGACGGGAAATTGCCATACAGCATTATGCTAGAGCCGTTTGGCATTGGTGCGTACAGTTTTTTAAACAAAGAGCTTGCAAAAAGCATGGAAATTCAGATACCGCTATACTGCGGGCAGAAAAGAGAGATTAAAGAGGAGGATGCAAAGTGCTGTATAACTTCGATACTGACAACAGAAAGCTAGCAAACGCAGCCCTTGTTCTGTACGCATTGTACAGAAGCAGGGGGCTGAACTCACCGATTAACGGTCTGGAAACGTGGAACAGAGTGGAGTCCTACTGTGTGGGCGCTTGCAAGAAATCCAGAACCACAAGTGAGTTTGTGACAAAATTCAAGGAACTGGGAAAGATTGGTGCAATCAAGCCGAGATATCTTGCAGACCCGACAAAGGATTCTGAAATGACAGCACTTCCGGACGGAACGCTGGTCGAATCGGATTGTGTGAAAAATTATCGTATCGGACTTCTGGAAGATAACGAAATCCGTAAAACAATTGAAAAGGAATATCCGCTGGTAGTAATTCTTGTGCGTGACAGAATTCAGCGTGAAAAGTACATTGTCGAAGAAGAGGAGGAGGATTTTTACAATGAAGAAGATTAACCTGACTTACACTATGACCGCTCCGGTATCTCACATTGGGCAGACCGCTAGCGTCGGAGCATATTTTAACACTCTCACGACGGCTTACGGCGAATTGCCGGTTATTACCGGAAATTCTGTTCGTGGAACTCTCCGTGATTTTGGGGCAAAGAAGATTCTCGATGTGTACGGAAAGCCTGTCGACAAGGAAATTTTCAACGTGCTCTTTTCCGGGGGTAACATCAGCGGTAGCACCAAAAACGACGTTGCGAGAGCCACACAGGTTCGCCAGCATTTTCCGCACATTTCCCTGCTCGGTGCCGGACTCGGCACTATGATTATGGCTGGTACGCTTTTATCCGGCTTTTTGTATCCGGTTTGCGAAGAGTCGTCGAGAATTACCCACATTGATTCCAACATTTCATGGCATGAATTGATGGGAGAGATTGAGTTTACAAGAATGGACGACAGCAAGAACGATTCCAAATCGCTGTATATCAAGGACGTTGACGCAGAACAGAAAGCGAAAGCTTCTACACAGATGAGAACTAGTGTTCAGTACATGGCAGCCGGAACAACATTCGTTCAGGAACTTGTTTTGCTCGATTCTTCCGGAGAGATGGAAGAAGCTGCACTGTACTCTGCCCTTGCAGAATGGTTCAAGGTTCATTCGATTGGCGGCATGCGTGCAAAGGGTTTTGGATTCTTTGATGCAACATCGGATGAAATTTCCGTGATTGACGGAAAAATCACAATGTCCGACAGAGTGAAGAACCTGATCGAAGTGTATGAAGATTTCCTCGAAGCCGAAAACATGGAGGAAACTCTTGAACTTCTGGGAACCGGGGGGAAGAAGAATGTATAAAACTGTTCCGTTAAAAGTTACAGCACATATTTTTGATGGTCGAATTGCATCGACGGACGGTGTTATTATGCTGGATTCCGTTTTGTACCACGGATGGTTTTATAAATATGACCCGAAAGTTTTGCGGGGAGAGCACGACGAACAAAAAAGCGATCAGCATTTCGGATTGCCATTGACACATTTTGAGCTGTCGGACGGAACGGAAACATACTGCGCTAGCCGTGGAATTTACAAAGAAGTTGAAAAGCACATTGAACATTACAACAAAAGACCAGATTTCTTTGCGTCGGACAAGATGCAATATTTGGACATGAAAAAAGGTTTGATAAGTGATTCCGTCGGCGCTTATCGTGCCTACCGCAATCCGCTTGTGATTCGTGTTGTTCAGGATGCAAAAATAGAATTTTATTGCAAGGGCACAAAATCCAAAGTAGAAGAACTTCTGGAACGCATCCCGTCGCTTGTGAAAAAACCGTCGATGGGATGGGGCGCTGTCGAAAAGTGGGACGTCGAAGAAGTCGAAGAGGATTATTCCCTGTTTCACCCAGAATACGGACTGATGCGCCCAATTCCCGTCGAGGACGCTGAGAAATATCCGGATTTCGATTTTAGCAAATATCCAGTCATGCTTTACGGCGTGAAACCTCCATATTGGAAACCGTGCAACGCAAGACCTTGTTATGTTCCGGTGGTGTGAATATGACGATCTATGAATTGCTGGAGCGAGGGAGATTGAACGCAAAACTCCCTACTTATCAGAGAAAAAAAGAAGCTGCTTTGAAAGCTTGTGAGGAACAATTGAAACTGCACAGCGCTCCGTATTGCGCATTGTCAGGCGGAAAAGATAGTGTGGCGATGTGCTACATCGTGAACGAAGCTGCGAAACGCTGCGGAAAAGATTTTAGGTTGTGGTCTCACTTGTCAGACGCATCTTTCCCTGGAACACGGGAAACATGCCTGAAAGTTGCTGAATCAATCGGAAGAGAATTGGACACGTTTGAATCTACGTCGGCACTCGAAAGCGTGAACAACAAGAAACGAATGGCTTTTGGAAAACGTGGTGTATTTTTTGACAGTGTCCGTGAGTATGCAAAAGACAAGGATTTGGCATTTGTCGGGGTAAGAGCGTTTGAGAGTAAACGCAGAATGAAAGCTGCAAAGGCGCACGGAATGTGCTTCCACAGCGAAAGCATGGGAAATATTGATGTGGTGAATCCGCTGCAATGGTTCAGATTGATTGATGTTGCATCTGTGCTCTATGAGTACAACGCTCCGATACATCCGATATATACCAAATATTGCACAGACGTTGGCACAAATTCGAACGGAGAACCTCTGTTTATCCGGCTTGGGTACATCACGTCAAAAGACCTGCTTGACAAAGGAACTGCCGTTTTCATGAAGATGAATTATCCTGCGGTTTATAATGATCTGATGCAGCGTTTTCCGGAGCTGCGCAATTATGTATAGGAGGTGATGCAATGACACCACAACAAATCAAAAAGAAAGAGTGGTTGCAAAGATATTTACATGAAACACAAAAACTTGAAGCAATGCGTGGATGCATGGAATACACCGAAGAAGAATGCTCCATTGCGGAGCAGGACGCAGAACGAACCAAAGACGAGATCAAGCGATGCATTGCCGCCGTTGGAAACCCAGAACTGGAAGCTGTTTTGATACGACGGTATCTTGACTTCCAGACATGGGAGCATATTGCCGAGGATATGCATTACTCATTGCGCACGATTTACCGCAGACATATGGATGCAATTGATGATGTTGTCACATGATGGCAGTTAATGCTATTGTCAAGCAAATTATTTTTTGTTAAAATCAAATCAGGATTATATATAAACCGGTGCGATTGTGTGCCGGTTTTACGCTTATCGGTGGTGGTCAAATGCAATTAGATAAGTTTTACAAATCGAAACAATGGCGGCGGAAACGTGAGATGATACTTCGGCGGGATTGCTACCAATGCCAAGATTGCAAACGATATGGAAGACTGAGACCGGCGGTTACTGTCCACCATATCCAGCATTTGGAGGACGCACCGGAACTGGCACTGACCAATAGCAATCTAATAAGTTTGTGTGCTAAGTGCCATAACAAGCGACATCCGGAAAAGGGCGGACGGACTTTGTGAACCCCCCTCCCTTTTGTTAAAAATTTATACATAAGCAGGGAAAGATCGGAAGAGCACACGTCTGA